TACCCAATAATTGATATATCTATTTACTGTCTCCTCCCAAGTCTCTCGACGTTCTTCAGTCGGAAGGTATCGTGCGTATCGGCTTTTGTGTATGTATTGTTGATAGGCGTCCAATGATCTTTCTCCTTTCTTCGGTGGTATATTTTGACCAGTTTGCTATTTCTTTTAGAGTCCTTCCGCATCCAATGCACACTTCATCCCTGAGCGTACATATCTTTGTGCAGGGTGATTTCATTCCATATCATCTATTATATTCAGATCGTTGATGTTAAGTTTATATTTGTTTCTTTTTTTAATCGGCTTAAACTTTTCATCGTTGCGCTCTTCATGTTTCTTTCTTTTGTGGCGACTAAATTTTTCTAGGCGTTCTCGCTTGCGATCATTCATCATCACTCAAGCTCTCTCTTTTTGAAGCGTCTATCCATGATGAGGGAATACTGTCTTCAGAGAACCAACGAAACCCTTTTGATGAGGCCCATTCAGCATGATTGCGTTTCGTCCCATCCTTTCTGCGTTTGGCTTGAGGCATTGGTGCTTGAGGATCTGCAAAAAGGAACACAAGTTCAACACCATCGGGCAGCGCCTTCGCTATCCAGACATATTTGTTGTATTCATTATGATCCCAGAATCGACCCTTGGCTTCAAGATAAATTTTCTTGCCATCAATATCGCGGATAAAATCTGGATGATAAGTGTGTTCTACAACGTAAGCTGTCTTTTCTGAGTGAAGACTCCAATCGCTTAAGATGCCTGAGTGTAGCTCATACTCCCAATTAGAATCATATCCTCTTACTGGAGCCTTGTCTACAGGGCGCTTAACCCTTTGGCGTCGATAGCCTTTTTTTATTTTTGGTTTCAATGTACTGTCGGTTTCCCTTCAAAATATAAACACAAGATTTTATAAACCTCAAACAAAAGCTCTTCACTTATGGCCTCTTCATCTGCAAGTTGTTTAGCGCACAGAAATATAAGAGTCTCAAGAGGAACGTCCACTATTTAAGATCTTCCAAACAATAATCTTCAATGGGTTTGAGAGGGTTTCTTTTAAGTCCTAGCTTCAGCTTTCTTTTAATCCACCGGGGGGTGAACATAGAATTAAGTCTAGTAAACTTTGACCAATAATACGCACTCTCAGGAACATATTGTTTGTATTCTTTTCTATTGAGTTTCTTTTGTTCTTCTTCTGGTAGGACACTAGACAACCATTCTAAAAAGATATCAATAGTTTTACGGTTTATTTTTTTAGAAAGGCGTCTGTTCATTGATAACCTCTTCGACTCTTGGCGGTACTTCAACGTGCGTCAAGTGTACAAGCCCGTGCGAATACTTAAATGTTCTTAATCCAGAGCCGTTGTTGGCATCTTTGTGGCACTCATATTTGTACGAGCAATAGTTACAGTTACGATTTAGCTTCATGTTACCTTTCTTTCCCTCTGGCACAGACTCATAGCAGCGTGGGGGAGGGGTGGTCAGCCTCAACGATTTCTTTACGTTTTGTATCTGGGCGTTAATGCTGGGCTTGTCTAGCTCTTCTGGGCGGTAAAGGCAAAGCTCACCGCTCTCTTTATTGATAACCAAGAAGCCGCCCTCAGAAGACTTCTCAGCCTCTTCGTAGCCAGCAAGCTGAGACATATATCCAAAGGGATCATCTTCTCGTAGGCGTCCGTCACGAAACTTATTGAAGGCTATCTTTGAGGCGGTCTTCACATCGACAACCTCACCGTCAATCTTACAATCTATGTGTCCTTTTACGCCCTTAACCGAAACTTCTTTCTGCTCGTCAGTTACTGTGTGTCCCGCAACCCGCACAAGCATAAGTAAAATCTCTTCTAGGATATGTCCGTAAAGAAACTTAATCTGTGTAGCTGGGGAGGGTTTTGAAGATTCAGAAGGTAGGTTCTGTTCGTACCAAAGCTGTCTAGTGGGGCGACCAATGTTAGACATACGCAAGCTAAACTCAGAATTTCTGGCTGAAGGCTTTGCCCATGCTAAGACGGAATCTTTAATACGCGACAGTGTAAAGTCCAGATCTTCTTCTGTTAAATTAAATTCACGACCTTCGGATAGCTCTGAAAGCTGTCCATAAATATCGTCAATCAATGTGTCAAGTTTCATGTTCTGTGCCTTACGAATCGACACTTTCGTGTCTCTGAGTTGTAGTGTAAGTATTGTACACCAAGTGTCTTTTGAAGTACACTTTTTGCAGAGAGTCTACTGTCTTTATAAGACTTCACATCTATTAAGGTTATCTCGCCCTCTGGACTCATAGCAACAATGTCTACTGGTCCTGTGCAGCCACAGTTTTTGAAGACATGATAGCCATTATCCCACAGCCATGTTATGGCATAGTGTTCTGCTAAATCACCAACTCTGTTAGGCTCGTGCTGTGTTTTCATTTTCATCTTCCTTGTATTTTGTAAGTCGCATAATTCTAGCTCTTCCTATCTTATCACCACGATAAAATATAAGCCCCTTTAACTCAAGCTGTCTAGGAATCCAGCCCACTCTTTCTTCACCCCATTCTCCAGCATGGTCATCTTTTAATTGTCTTGAAGTTAATCCCTCTTCTCCGCGTTCCTCCAAAATTTTTAGAATCTGTTGCTCTATTTTTTCATCTTCTTTTGCTTTGTCTTCTATTGCATTCTGATATGTGGCTTCTTGATTTTTTAAATATTCATCATTATCAATATACCTATCTAAAAAATCTTTTATACCCATAGCCTGATAATGTTTTTTTCTATTATCTTTATAGCTAGACCATTTTCCTGTAGTCCAATAATATGAAAACGTATCATTATTTTTATTGGTAATCCATAACATACCGCCACCAGCAATCTCGCAATCTAAACCACGGCCCTTTACATAATCTAAAACATCTTCTAGTTCTTCGTGTGTATAATGTCTGAATATTTTTTTGCCCTTAGAGTTTGTTCGATGATAATGCCACTTATATTCTTCAGTGTGTCTCACTCCAATTATCTCCTATCTTGTACTCACCATCAAGAGGACAGAATAACTCTAGCTCCTCACCCGACTGCTTTATTGCACCAACCCCCAGTTGTCCTGTTGAATCAGCCACCGCTTCTTGTACCTCTAGCTGCCATTCGTCATGTACATTGCAGACAAAGTGTGCGTCCAGTGTATTGAGTCTAATTAGCTGATTAAGATTTATCATCGCCTGCTTCATAACAATAGCGCCTGCACTTTGAAGCAGGGTATTCAATGCGGCGTGTTCAGAGCGAACATACAGCTTGCGTCCGTCTAGTCCTTTAAGGAATCCTTTTGAAGCCGCTCGCCCAACTGTGTCTTTAAGATGTTTAAATGCAGGGAGATTATCGAAGAAACGCTTTCTAAGTTCCGCACCATCACGCTTGTTTCCTCCAACCACACTGCCAAGTTTCTCATCTCCTGCTCCGTATAGGAGTGCATATATAAATGTTTTCGCCTGATTTCTTGATTCAAGCCCTGCAAGTCGTTGGTTAGCTGAGTGTATGTCTCCGTGCAGTATCTCATCTTTAAAGCCCTCGTCTTTCATATAGTGTGCGAGCATACGCAACTCAAGACCACTAGCGTCAATACCCACAAGCTTATAGCCCTCTGGCACTGTCCAACAGGCGCGACACTCTTTACCATAAGGGGCTGAGAGGTTAGGAACCTGTGCCATGTTTGGGCTGTTATGTGTCATGCGGCCCGTGATTGTGCCGTTAGGATTTACAAAGCCACGAACACGATCATCGTCGTGCGCTGCCTCAAGCCACGATGTAGCCTGTGCTATGCGCTTCTGAAGGAGAAGGTACTCAGCAATCAGTGTGGCCTCTGGAATATCTTTGATTTTACTTAGAGTAGATTCATCAACAATCGGCTGTCCCGTAGGAGTGAAGCGATTAGGTTTCCAACCAAAGTCAATAAGGTATTCACCTATCTGTTTGCGCGACCCAAGATTGAATGGTACTTCTTCAATGCGCACAGCCTTACGCTTGATTGCAATCTCTTCATACTCTTCTTGAGTCAGTCTGCTTTTCTTTG